CTGAAAGCTAACCTGACCAACACCTTCGCTAACCCGAACGGTGGTGATGCTCAGAACGAAGCGATGCGTAACGGCTACGTTGGCACTATCGCTGGTATCGATATCTATGAGTCTGCGAACCTGACCATTGATGGTTCAGGCGATGCTAAAGGCGCGGTATTCGCACCTGAAGCGCTCGCTATCGCTATGAAGCGCGACTTCATCATCGAGCCACAGCGTGACGCTTCTAACCGTGGTTGGGAGCTTAACGCTACCGCTATCTACGGTGTGGGCGAGCTTGACGACTCTTACGGCGTAGAGATGTACTTCGACGCTGGCCTATAAGGTCGATTAGGGCGGCTTCGGTCGCCCTTTTATCTATTTCTAAGGTGACGTTATGGCTTTCTCTACCGACTCTGACCTGACCGACATTTCGCCGGATATCCTTAACCTTGGCATCGCTTCCTTTGCTGATGAGCACGCAAAGGCTGAAGCCGATATTAAGCGCGAGATTCGCCGTAAATGGTGGGCGGGTACTAACTACGGCGGCGAGATGGACGACACCCTTTTAACAGACGGGCAATGGACGCGCGCCAGCGCCTACCTAGTCCTCTGGAAATATGCCCTTCCCCAGCTCACCAACTGGGTAGATGGCGACCGCTTCCGCGAGATGCTTAACTTCTACAAAGATATGTATGCCCAGGAGATGGATTCAGTCTTTGCCGATGGGGTCGAATACGACTACAACGATGATGGCATTGTAGAAGAAGCCGAGCGCAGCAAGTTTGTGCAGCAGAGGCTTGATCGGTGAAGATCAACCTATCTAGTCCTGGCGCTATGAACCAATTGAGCAAGCTGCTCAAGGCTCAGGCGGCAGGTATTGATAAGGCTATTTTAAATACGGCTCTGCGCGGCACGTCTATTATCAAGAAGCGTACCCAGAAAGGTATCGGCTATGTTGGCGGGCAGTTTGAAAAGTATTCAGACAGCCGAGCTAAAGCGCGACAAGAGCGCGGGCTTAAAACCAGCGTTGTTGATCTGATGGATACCGGCAAGATGCTTGGCTCTATGCAGGTACGTAAATCTGGGCGCACTTCAGCGCAGATATATTTCGTAGGGGCCGAGAGTAACAAGAAGGCTTACTTTAACAACCGCATCCGCCCCTTCTTTGGCTTTAACCAATCAGAAGCTAACACCCTGTTCGATCACTTTATGAAAAGGCTGACTAAATGAGTATTCGTGAATCTATACTCGCTAATATAGTGACCACCCTTAGCGCGGTGAATGGTATTAGCTACGTAACGCGAGAGCCTTTTAAGTTTGAGGAATTAAGCAGCGCCCAGTTCCCGGCTTGCCTTATTCAAACCACGGGTGAGACTCGCAACGACATTACGATGGCTAGTGGCGGCACTAAGCGCCAAGCCGAGTTAGGCGTTCAAGTGGTAGGCTTTGTTAAAGGCGCAAGTATTGATACGGCTCGTAACAGCTTGATCGACCTGATAGAGACTAGCCTAGATGCTGACAGAACACGCGGCGGTTATGCAATCCGCACTCAGGTGCTTGATGTTGAAACTGACGCGGGTAGTATACTCCCTTATGGGGGTGTTATCGTTTCAATCGAAATAATCTATACTTTCACAAGCGGAAGTCCTTAGTTGACTACGCTGGAAACTTAAGAAACTAAGGAGCTTCAACAATGGCAATCCTCGACTCACAAGGTACAACCGTTACTTTCAACGATGGAACAACAGCGCAGACAGTTGGCGGCGTTGTATCTTTCTCATTCGGTATTGGTTCAGCAACCGATATTGATATCACTACACTAGCATCGACTGCTAAAGAGTACCGTCAGGGTCTTCAGGACTTCGGTGACTGCACCCTTGAGCTTAAACGCGATCCTAGCGATGTAGGCCAAGCAGCAATGGAAACAGCTAAGGCTGCACAGGCTACCCGCGAAGTGGTTATCACCCTTCCTGATGGTGATATTGCTACCTTCAATGCTTACGTTAAATCACTCTCCACATCTGGTGGAGTGGATGACGTAGCAAACGGCACGGCAACATTGAAAGTTACAGGCTCTATTGTCTGGAGCTAACGACTAGGGCGGCGATTAAGCCGCCTTACTTTTAGAGGTTTTGAATGGCTATCCTTTCCAAAGATCAGATCATGGGCGTGCAAGATGTACGCACCAAAGAAGTTGCAGTCCCAGAGTGGGGCGGCTCGGTTCTTATCCGCACATTATCAGCGGGTGATAAAGGGCGACTTGAGCAGAAGATGACTCGCGCAGATTTGGACTATTCGACTGTAATGGCTGAGTACGCTTCGCTGATCGTTTGCGATGAAGAAGGCAAGCGGATTTTTAGCGCGAAAGATATTGCTGCGCTCTCTGAAAAGTCGGCTTCTGCACTGCAAAAGATTTTTGACGCTGGGCAAGAACTAAACTCTCTGAGTCGCCAGGATATAGAGGCAATTGCGGGAAACTCTTAAAGCAGCCGTATGAGCAATACCTGATCCATTTGACTCGTACGCTGCACAAGTCCCTAGAAGAAATAGAGCAGTTACCGCTAGCGGAAATTAAGCTCCAAATGGCGTATGATCTAACTATGGATTCCTCCTGGGTGCAGTCTCACAAACAGCGGCTAGCGCTTGCGGCAAGTCGGCAACTTAGCCCAGAGGAAAAAGCAAAAGCGTTCAAAGCGGCAATGGGGCGGCAAGATGGCAACGATAAATAGCTTAGTATTCGACATTGAAGCTAACACAGCAAAGCTAAAAAGCGGCCTTGCTGAGTCGCAAACGAAGATCAGTCAGTGGTCAAAGGCGAATCACCAGAACATTAAAGCCGTTGAGAATGCTTTCAATACAGCGGCTAAAGCGGTTGTTGCTCTAGGTGCTTCTGCCGCAACAGGGCTGGGCGCACTGGTTCTATCGACAGCGGCTAGCGCTAAAGAGATACGCAATCTCTCACGGGTAGCCAATACAGGCACGACTGATTTCCAACGCTTTGCCCAAGCCGCCAAGACCGTTGGCTTTGAGACGGACAAGACAGCCGATATCCTAAAGGATATGAACGACAGGGTGGGTGACTTCATCCAGACTGGCGGCGGCCCCTTAGTTGATTTCTTTGAGCAGATAGCCCCTAAGGTTGGCGTAACGGCTGACCAGTTCAGAGGCTTATCAGGCGCAGACGCTTTACAGCTTTATGTATCCAGCCTAGAAAAAGCAAACCTATCTCAAGCGGATATGGTTTTCTATATGGAGGCAATCGCCTCTGACTCTACAGCACTGCTACCCCTGCTCACCGATAACGGCAAAGCGCTTAACGCACTAGGCGATGCAGCCGAGCGCTCTGGCGCTGTTATTGATGAGATCAATCTGCAAAAGCTAGGCGAAGTATCCGGCGCTGTTAATAAGATGCAAATGGCGTGGGAGGGGGTTAAAAATCAGGTGGTGCTGGGCGCGGTTCCTGCCATTAATGATTTTATGACCCTAATGACCGATGAGGCTACGCTCAAGAATGCGAGCCTCCTAGGTAACGCTGTTGTCACATCTATTAATACTGCCATATCTGCAATATCGACAGCCGCAGGCATGGCCAAGTGGCTCGGTGAAGAGATCGCTGCAATCACGGGTGGCGTTGCCCCTGATGACATTGTGCGGCTCCAAGACTTGCGGGCACAAGTTGTTCAGGCGATAGATAACCCAAGCGAGCGCGTCCGGTTCTTCGGCCCCGGCGGGGTTATCGAATATTGGAATGAAGAGGAGCTAAACGCCGAGTTAGCGCGCTTAGACTTACTGATTGAGCAGTATTACGACAGAAAGATGAACAAACCGATTGTCGTCTCTAAAGGCGCAATCGAACCACCTAAGCTAGCACCTACTGGTGGGTTTGATCCAGTAGCAAGCAGCGCCCTAAAAGATTGGCTGGCCGACCTTAAAGATGCTGAAGCAACCTTTGGTATGACTAACGAGCAGATCGAGGTTTACAAGGCAAAGCAACTAGGGGCCAGTGACGCTGACATTAAACGCCTACAGTCCCTACAAGGCGCTAACAAGGCCATGCAAGACACGTTAGCTATCCAAGAAGAGATGGATAGAGCTTTCGAGCAGCAAAAGGCGTATGA